TGATATTTATGAATACGAGTGTTTAGAGATTTTTATGAAAGTCTTTTATATAACTATCATAAGTGGGTCCGCCATCTGCAAGTTCCCACAAATCTCCACCCATTAATTCAAAAGGACTTTCAAGACCAGTTTCTATAATTGGTGCAGGTAAAACATCTTCATCATGTTGATTCATATTTTCTAATTGAAGTTGTTTTCTAATATCATGGTTCACAATTTCTCTAAAATATTTTTGTGTAGTTGCCCATGCAAAAATAACTAGTGCCATTGCAAGGTCATCATTTGCACCTTCTTCTGCTGCAAAAGATGTTTTATTTGCAACAAATGTTGTTAATTCCGAAATTGTATCAAAATCTTGTATCACTAATTTGTTGCCTTCAATTAAAGTTTTTAGATTAGAACATCCGATTCTCTTAACGGCAGGTGACATTTTGAGACCCATTTGTACACCTCTGCCAAAACCAGAAGAAAGTTGTTGTGGTTTTTTGTTTCCGGTAAATACTTTTAAAAGGTTTTCGTATTCTAAATCTTGATGTATAACATCTGCCACTTGTGGGTTGTTATTTATTTCTACCAAAATATACGCATCATTGTAATACTTTGCCGCATTATAAATGACTGTTGGAAATAATATTGGCGATATTGCAGCATTTTTATAAACTGCAACTTGTTTGTATGGTGTTGTCGATATATCAATCACGCAAAATACAGATGAGTCCATATTTCTGCCTTCAGACACATCCACAATAATTGCGTATAGATGGTCTTTTTTCTTATCATCATCACCTTTAATTGGATGTTCATATATTAAAATATTATCATGTTGTGCAATTGGTTGTTGATATACCAATTGTTGCAGTTTTGTTCCAGTTATTAATGTGTTTGTGGATCCTAAGAATTCAGTTTCAAACTCCTGCCTAAACTGATGTTCTGATGTATTTTTTATTGTTTCTTCTTTCCATTTTTCATCTCTTCCTGGTACCATAGACCAGTGAATTTCAAATGGAATATAATTGTTTCTCTTGTTAACGGCATCTGTCCATATCTTATAGAACAGATTCATACCGTTAGGAGTGGAAACAATAATGATTTTTGTTTTTGTACCAGCAGTAATAACAGGGTAAACAGACGTAAAAAACTCATTGGCGATATTACCTGGCACGAATGCAAACTCATCTAGAAACACGATATTAAACGATCCTGACCGTGCCGCAGACGAGGAGGTCGACGATGCAACGATCTTTGACCCGTTCTCCAGTTCGACATAACTTTTGTTCCAGGTGATGACACCTTGTTGTAACCATTGCGGTAAGTTTTCGTATGCGAGTTGATACTTACCTAAAATATCTCTTGCCGTTTGTCCTCGATTGGCGAGAATTGCAATGTTTTGTGAGTCTTGAAACAGAGATGCCCATAGTAGATATGCAACTGTTGTGGTAGTTTTACCAACCTGACGAGGGCATTTCGTAATAACAAATCTATTTTCATGAAAGATTTTGACCATTTCTTCCTGAAAATCATACAATTTAAATGGTACTAAACCATCATCTAGTGTGATAATTTTTATATACTTTGCAAAATAAATTGGATCTTTAGCACACTTTATATACTCTTGTACCTGTTCTTCCGTGTACTGTATATCAACGCCAACTCTTTTGAGTAACGGATTGTCACGATAGTTGTCTTTCATTATTGCCTTTTAACAATTTACTTAATTCTGCTGTAGAACCTACGAATATAGCTTTATCAATATTAGTATTGTTTGTTTCTTTTTTATTATTCATATCTCGCATTTGTTTTTGCATTGCCAACAATTCTTTATTTGCATCAACAACATTCTTTAGTATACCACCAAATACTTCGAACGCACGAGGATGCTGAGATTGTTTTGCAATCTCTAGAATTTCTTCCATTGCTTCTTTACCTTGATCTATAATATCTTGTAGATTTTCTTTTGATTGTTGATATGCATCATTTAAATCTTCATCGATATTTGCAGGTACAATATCTTTACTGGAAGAAACTTCAGCTACGGCGTAACTTTTTTTTTTTCATCAATAGGTTTCACATCAAAGATGTCTTCCATGTTTTTTGTAAAAGTGTTCATATTTATATCATTTTTAATGTTATCGGTTTACCACTTAATTGATCCAGAGCCGCTGGTAAACGTATATACGCGGTATCCGGTTCTGGCTGTGGTGCTTACGGTGTATGTTCCAGTAACAGTAACGGCTGCGTCATAAGTGCTGGGATAGGCAATGATTAATACGCCATTTTGGCCAGGACTGGGCGGTGATGCTCCCGGATTTGGTGTTGATCCGAAACCACCGCTACCAGGGGTTCCGGCACCAGAATAAGCATAAGTTACTGATGACCCAGAAATAGAGCTTGCGTAATTATTTCCAGTGCCCGCATTTTGACCATTCAATACGGTTGTCGCGCCAGTTCCTGAACTTGCTAATCCAGCGCTGCTGCCACCACCACCTCCAGCGGTATAGGTGCTAAAAGTAGAGCTAGTTGCGGTTGTTGCGCCGGTTACGCCAATACTACTAGAATAAGTAGTGCCAATGGTAATAGAGAAAGCCGTATTGTAAACAATGCCACCACCGCCGCCGGGCTGGCCAAATGACCCGCTAAACCCTTGGCCGTACCCCCCGCCACCAACTAATAAAACTTCAATAGATGGCGGCGGATTAGCGGCTACGGCTATAGGTGATACTGGAACATTATTACTAACAGCCATGGCCATTATTGCACTCATTATGCAACTCCTGTACCATTAATAAACCATGTGTTTGCTGCGACTTGAATAAGTGTGGCCATACCATATGTTGTCACGTTGCGTGATGCTGACGTTGTGTTGCCAGCAAGATACATTGTAACGCCAGTGTTTGGTGTAACAGTTACGTTCGCACTTGATGTTGTTCTTGATACAACCATAATTGTTGTACCGTTTGCAAACGATGCATTCGATGACCAAGGAATATATAAATTTACGTTTGCTGATTGGGTATAATATAAATGTTTACCTGCATCAGAATTAACTAAAGTATAATTTGTAGTTTGTGCATTTTGTGGAACGGTTTGTGATGCAGCATTTATATTTGTATTTGCTGTGTTTAGAGCACCTTGAAGATATGCAGTATTTGAATTAGCAGTATTTAAACCACCTTGCAAATAAATGGTATTTGAAGACGCAGTATTTGCTTGATTAAATGCTGATTGTGCTAAAACATTGGCAGAGTTGGCTTTTTCGAAAGCAAATTGTCCCGAGCCTGGAGTATTTGCTTTATCAAATGCAGCTTGTGCTAGAACATTCGCAGAGTTTGCTTTATCGAATGAAGATTGCACCAGAATAAGTGTTGAATTTCCTTGGTCAAACGATGCTTGCGCTATAATATTGCTCGTATTTGCTTTATTAAAAACAATATTTACAGTATTGGCGGAAACACCAACAGAATAGCCGCCTCGGGTAACACCATCGTGAACCGTGAGAATATTATTTGTTGTATCAATTATCAGTTCTCCTGCCGCACCTGTTATACCTGCAACAGTTGATTGTGAATACCGTTTAAATTGCAATGTTCTAGACATTTTAACTATCCTCTATTTAAATCTGTGATACGTTCTTGTAATGAATTTAAATCATCTACGCCAACCTGTACTAATGCATCACCGGCAAAGTTTGCAGGTATATTTAACCCCTCTACAATATTTGGGAATTCCATCGTTGTCGTTGTGTATGCATATGTATTTCCAACATTTGCGTCAGTAGGTGTTGGAGTAACATAAATTTTTGCCAATTTAGTTTCACTATCATAGTCATAAATATTTGCAATAGAATTTCTAATCAGTCCGACATTACCAGCAGTCTTGCCATATATGTATGCCTTTGCGGTAAAGTTTAAAGTCCATACAACGTATCGTGTTTCGGATTCTCTATTTCCTTCATAAGTGATATCATTGCTCACACTCTTTAATATAATTGGAATTTCTTTTGTTACTCCCATCTCTTCTATTAAGTCAACTTTAATAGTGTAATCTGGTGTAAAATACGGTAAAATATGTTCGATTAATTGTGTACCATCTTCTATATTTCTGACATACAAATATAGTGTATAATTTAAATCATATGGTACTGGATTATACTGTGAACTAACTGCTCCGGTACTTGCTCTTGTAAAGGTTCGAACATTCGTATTTAATTTTCTAGAAGAATCGTAAGAAATATCGTTTAGAATGTATGAGAACCTTGGTAAAGTGATCTGGACTTGTTTATCTAAATCTGGATCGCCTTCTAAACGAGAAACATATAGTTCTTTTGTGCCATATGCTATAGGAACTATTAACCTTTCTTGTTCGGTTTCATCTAAGTTATACCGAACCATTGTGATATTATTAAACAAACCACCAAATGCTAGTGTTATTTTCCTTATGATTCTATTGTAAGTTATATTTGCCATTAAATATCACCAAAAGGATTGATTTCTGTCGTATTGATGATCTGATTGGCAGCATCTTCGATAAATTTATTGTCGAAGTTTTCATTTTTTGGTGCCGTTTCCATCGCATCATAGTCTGTAACATAACGATATGCACCGCTTGTTACACCGTACACATAGGTGTTTGATGCAAATTCACCATTTATATTTGTAATTGTTATTTCTCCAGTTAATGGTGTCCAACTCTGTAGTGTCGCCTCACATGTGGCATTATTGTATGTTCCATCCGTAGACTGATATACAGTTTCTTTAATTTCGTATGTTCCATAACCATAATTCGCCACATTCCTAGGTAAAATAGTAAATTCCGTTAACACATACAAACCTATAATATCAGAATCTGTTGTTATATTATAATTAGTAATACCGAATGTTGCTATATTAACTATTTTTGCTGACACTTCATCTGAAGTATATGTCGTTTTATATAGAATTGTGTCTCCTATTCTTAAATTACCTAATTCAATTGAAAAAGTATTATTTATAGGATCAATAACTATGTTTTTATTGTCATATAATCCTGAAGACCAATTAGTAGAGGCGTAAACTTGTTTCAAATCTTTTATTACTTTTAATGTTATTGTATATGCAGATTGAGTTAAGACTTCATCAATAATATCAACCCCGGTTTCAATGACTTCTTGTGAATACTTGAATTTCTCCAATTCTAATTCATAAAAATATGGAACTTTTCTACCCAACATAAAGAAATCTTTTGTTTGATTTGTAAATTTAATTTCATATAATTCACCTGTGCCATTCATAAACGGTACATAAATCAGATCGCCTTCCCTAGGTCTAGTAAAAGCATTCTGTGGAACTCTTTGTGAAAATGATCGTTTCGATAGAATTACATTAACATTGTTTTTAATTTCAAGACCAAATTTAGAAAAGAATTCTTTTTCACCCATATACTCAGTTGAGTTTGAAAGATATAATTCTAATGGAAATGCACTTCTAAATTTTTTTACTGGATCTTCACCAAATAATAAATCTCTTGCTGCATCATTATCGTTGGGAAGATAAAATGCGTCGAATCCCATTATCTTAATAGATTCTACAATAATATCTTCTATTAGTCTTTGCTCTGAGTGAGCACCATAGTTGTTGAAATATGATGAAGTTGCCATTTTAATTCATAAAAAATTCTAACGGTGCACCATAATTAGTTTGCATTTGTTCTTCAAGTTTTGCAATTTCTTCCGTTGCCTCTTGAAAAACTTTATCTCCATTGAGTGTTACACCACCAGGCAATTGTAGACCTGAGAATTTTTTCATATTATTTCCCCAAGTTCTTTTGATTAATGCAGTTGCATATTCTTTTAACCAACGATCATTCCATACTTTTGTGTATGCTGCAGGATCGATGGCTGCATAACACTCTGCAATAACAACTGTTCCGACTGGTGCTTCATAATTTCCCCATGCCCAATCGATATACAATCTCTGCATATGTCGTTGAAAACGAATTGGCACTTCACCAGAAAACAATATCTCCAATGACCTTAAATGTTGCATCGTCATAGTATAATTAATATATGATGCAGAAGTGAAGTCGTATAATTCGTTTAGGCGCAACTGATATCGTAGATCAAACATACTTATAGATGCTTGCGAATCTGTGACAGGAAATATCCTGGTCACACCAACAATATCTAAAGTATTATTAGCTCTATCTTTTGCCTGAGTCAAATCTAAATATTTGTTATTAACATCTGTTTGACTTATCGCTTTAATGTAATAGACTTTTTGTAACCCATCAAAATGATAATCTTGCCAATATTGTAATGCATCATCGATTCTATCTTCAATTTGGTCATCATCTACGTTTATTTCAATGACAGGAAACCCAAGTCTGCGTAGACAGTAGTCTTTGAACTGCGATCTTGTAGTTGGGTTTGACATGTTTAAAATTTCCTATATTAATTTATATATTTATTTATTTTCAGGATCATTATATTTGGGCCATATAATATTAAATGGATCTTGTTGTGATTCGGGTAAATTTGCCAACTCTTGAATATAAACGTCTAATTCGTCAATATTATCAATTTGATTTAAACCTAATCGTTCTCTTCTAGCAATTCTTTCGTATCTCCAAGTATTTTGTCTAATGAAAAAATCTCTTTCCATTCGTATTTTTTCCCATTCACTTTCTATCATACTACTCTTTTCTTCATCAGGTATATCTTTTATTACCCATCCGTTCTCCCAAGTCACATAAGAGAATCTATTATTTGTTTCTGGTTTGTCTTCAACTCTAATATATCCATTTTCTTCTAATACTTTATCCGATAAATTTATAGAGTTTGTTAAAAAATTACCACTTTCTGTTGGTATAAGTTCAGGCAAGACTTTTGGATTACCGCCTTTATATGAGTAAAGTTTTCTGTTGAGTAATTGCATAATAATATACCTTTATGATAATGCGTATTAGAGACTGGGAACCATAACACTATAAGCACTTATATACAAATTAGAATTAGTTGGATAGTATGTTGATGCTGTTCCTGGCACATATGTTGTAAGTTGCATATCTGAGGATGTACCAATGAAAGCGTGTGTTGTTAGACCAGTATTGGTAAATTTATCAGTAGTTAACATTGAAAAATAACCCGAACCACCTAAATTTTTACGATCATAATACCCTCTATTTTTAGAATTTAGATAATCTGGCCATTCACTCACTATGTCATATGTTGAAATTACAACACCAATTAATGTATCTTTATCATTACCTGACGGCAGAGTAAGACTTCTAAAATTATCATCCGATTGATAATAACCTGCATAAGGTGAGGTTGAAAGTTGTAATGAATTGCCTAACAACACTCTTGTATATGGAGTATATGGATTACCTACACCATAATTTGCTCTATATGTAGTTAATCTATTAATATCAACATTTCTAAATACAAATGCATATGTGTGCTTAAAATATGTTAAACTTCCACTTGGTAAAGCACTTGTGGTTGTTGAAATTGCATAATTACCGGGCTCTGTTACAATACTATATGCTGTAACAATATATGATCTATATGTTGACAATATAGCACTACTAAAATCTGAAGAAAGAATTGCTCTAGATGAATCGCTATTTCGTCTAATATCATAAAATGCCAACTCTTTTCCAGCAGTATAAATTCTAGCATCATAGGAGGGATATTTGTCAGCATAACCAAACCAACCAATGTATGCATTATTTAAATTTGTAGCAGCAGTTGTTGTTGATGTACTACCTACATATGCATCTGTCATTATCCAGTAGATTACATCATTAGGTTGTAAACCATTTACTACTTGACTACTTGAACCTAAATAACTACCAGCACCAGTAGTATTAAATTCTGCAAAACCCACCAGTTTTAAAGTCGAATCCCCTAACGCACCGCCATATCCACGCAGACTATTATCTAATGTAAATAAACCACTTTGATTACTTCTATCTATTGTATTTGGCACTAAAGAATTGCCAATTATTCCTCCGTTTACTCTCATATTATTATCTTGTATATTTATTAATATTCGTTAAAAACAAGGTCAAACTCATAATATGTTCCATCTAACCAAAAATTTTGAAATGCTCTACGAAAACTTGTTTCGTGCAGTGTATTATAATCGAGTTGAGAACCTGTATATGAATTTGAATATGTTTGCGGATTAATTATATCCCAATGAACAGATAAATAACTGCTTCTAGTTGCGAGACCATAAGTTGTCACATAATATCGTTGAGGTATTCCCGAATTCATATAAATTTGAAACTCAGGATCATACCCGGATGAAAGTATTCTCTGTGACCCCATTCCAAATCTTAGTCTAGTAGCATAAGTAGAAAAATTAGTAGTACTAGTAGCAACACCTGCAGGTCGACCGGTGGAGGCCGACGAAAAATTAGTTGGTCCAACTAAAGACTGAAATGTAAAGTTTGCAGGAAGATCCCTAATTATAAGATAAAAGAAACCCACTTGATGGTCTGCAGATCTTATAGAAAAAGTTATTGCATTAGGCGTTACGCCCGGATGAGTTATATATCTATACTGATCAGTATTTGCTACATTTGGAACAATAAAATAATTTGCTTGCATTGGTGGACTTGATGCTGTGAGAGTCATAATCGAACTCATAGAAGTATTATTATCTAGTCCTATACGCGGACTAGAACCAAATGGATAATAACTTGTAGAGTATGACGTTGTTAACCACAATATAAAATCACCTGGTTTTAATATATTTGCTGAAATAATTGGTCCACCGTAATTGTGAATACCCACTAAACTATATGGGAATATTTGTCCAGTCCAACCGGTTGTATCTTGAGTAGAAGATGTTTCTCCTAAATCTACAAGATATGGTTTTTTAGCCCAATGTTTAAGACTTTTGAAATTATATTGTGATTTTAAGTTGTAGATTCCTGGTCTATAACCAATAAAAGACTGATAGTTGGGATATACAGAATACGCGTTTTTTCCAGCTAATTCATCAATGTAATCATCAAATTGAAATCCGTTATTTCCCGATTCACCAACAATGCCGCCACTAAAAGAACTTTGTGCTTTATTAAACATAATTACGCAGATGTTGTAATTAATTCATATGATATCGTTGCTGATGAACCACTACCTCCAGCAAATATGTTTAAAGTATTACCTGTTCCTAAATAAACGCCAGTATCTTTTGATAATACCACAAGTGTTGCTTTTGGTGGAATAGTTATAGCATTTGCAAGATAACCAATCACAGAGTTGACTACCACATATACAGTAACATCTACTGAACTAGATGTGCCACTTACAATAATACTGTTTAATTTAATTACTTGATTTGCACCAACAGATAAACCAGTAGAAGTATCAGATGTTGGTACTGTAATTGTTAATGTTTTTGGTTCTATTGAAGTTGTAGTAGTTAAATTGGGCATCTTTTATTCCTTAACCATAGACCATTGCATTTATAATTACTGCTGCTAGTGTAACACCACCCACACTAGTACTGCTGAGTACACTTGTTTCTACATTCATACTTAATCCTGATCCAACTTTTATTCCACCTAATGTAGACGCACTAGCAACAGGTAATTGATATGTAGTAGCAGCATTTGCCCAATTTGGAACAGAGTTTGCACCAGTTGAAGTTAAAACTTGCCCAGAATTGCCATAATTTATTACACCATTCGCACTATTGATACCAACTTTTCCATTTATTGATAATGTATTAATGTTTAAAACATTTGATACAGTTCCATCACCAATCAAATTCAGTTGACCTGGATTTTTGAAACTACCTATTGTTATAGCATCAGTTACGATTGGTGTTATCATTTTAGATTAAATTTTCCTATAAATTATTATATATTTATGATTAATCTGGCGCATCATATTTTGGCCATATTAATTTGAATGGATTTTCTTGTGCTTGTGGTAAATCTGCCAAAGCACGAACATAATAATCTAATTTGTTAATGTCATCTATTTGATTTCCGCCCAATCTTTCTATTCTAAAATATCTGTCGTATCTCCACTCAACATCTTTTATTAATTGATTTCTTTTTTCTCTTACTTTATTCCACTCTTCTTGTATAAGATCGATCTTTTCTTCTTCAGTCTTATCGATTATTACCCAATATTCATCTGTCCAAATTAATTTTTGCCTAGATTCATCAAATATTGGTTTTGGTGGCACTTTAACATATCCAGCAGATAGAAGTTCCTCTTCAGTAAATGATGAAGGATCAGTTCTAGTAAAACCGTTAGGCAATTCTATTCTAAATGGCAACTCTTCTGGATATTGTTTTTTATAACTATACAACATTTATTTTTCCTTATTTATGACCATGCTATAGTTCCGCTACTTCCTGAATGTGCTGTAAATGTGTAGACATAGTAACCAGGACGTGATGTTGTTGACACAGAATATGTTAAATTTGTAATTGTCGTTATCGCAGCGAATGCTGTAGGATATGCTAAAATTACTACGCCGCTAGATCCAGAACCGCCACCGTAATAGGCGCTACCGCCACCGCCGCTACCTCTATTTGGAATAGAGGCGTTTTGATTTATAGCACTGTAGGCGCTAGACGAGCCCCTACCCGCGCCCGCGCCGCCAGGGTTGCCGCCGTTATATCCGTTATATCCTGATCCAATATATCCTCCTCCTCCACCACCTCCAGCGTACTCAGTTAATACTCCTGTTATATCTGATGTTGCGCAAAGTCCTCCAGCGGGCATATACGGGCCTCCACTGCTCGGCAGATTACCGTAAGGTTCAATATAATCACCTCCTTTTCCTCCGGCACCGCCTCCACCACCTCCGGCGCCTCTATACGGATACACGCTGGTAGAGGAAAATCCTGACTTTCCTCCATCATACCCTTGCCCAGCAATTCCTGATCCGCCATTCATTGCGGTAAAAACGGAACCGGGCCCATTTAGCATTCCTCCGCCACCAGAACCTCCGGTGCCTCCATGATCAACAAATGCCTGAACAGGTATAGAGATGAGAGAACCATATCCCCATCCTGAGCCACCACCAACTGAATGTATACTTGCAAATCTAGAATCTCTACCGTTGTTTCCAACCATGGCGAAAGATATTGATGTGGAGGCACCACCGGCACCAACAATAACATTAAAACTATTCGTTCTCGTTGCTGGTGTAATTTGATAAAATCCAGTTCTAAATCCACCTGCACCACCACCACCAGAAGCAGTAGATCCTGCACCACCACCTCCACCAACAACCAAATATTCAACCAAAGGAGGTACATTATTTAATAATGTATAAGGCCAGACTCCACCTTTTGTATAGTTAAATTTATTGATATTACTAGAAATACCCGACGCTTTTGTTGTCGTAACGCTTGCCTCTTTACCTATAAAACTATTATTTTTTCTCATTTATAGATATACCGGTGAATCTTCCGTTTTTTTATAAACATAAAAATTTTCTTCAAGTGTAATATCAAGATTATCCATGTTAGGCATAATATTTTTATTAATCATAGAATGTATATTTCGTAAACCCACAAGTCTATAATATATTCTCTTACACCCTGGACAAACAAATTGTTCATCTTGTATCCACCAATCATTTTTTGGATCGTATGTTTTTACTGGACCACTGTAATAGTCCATTATTTGATTATTTACATTAATTTTGCCTACAAAATGTAAGGTTTTATATCCTAATATTTTTGATCTAACAGAAAAAACATTCCATTCGGTAATTTCAATCACATCTCCAGTAAGAACTATTGGATCTGGTAGTTTTTGATTGATTGTATCTGTCTCAGGATCATATGGAAACTGAATCTCCAATTCTGATAAACTAATTTCTTCCGGCATTTTGTATCCTTACATCAGTAATGAGTGTAGTTCTGAAGGTAATACAGCATTTTTCATATTCTCTGGATGCCACAACATACCCCAAATTGATTTTTTATCGTGTTTAAATGCTTCTATATTGTATTCTTTGTCTGTAGCTATAATATTAAAATTTTTACCAAGTTTTGTAATTTTGCTATTATGTGAACTATTTACTATAAATTCTTTATCTTCCATATTAATCGTGTGTTCTGTATCTTTATGTCCTTTAACATCTGCACATATTGAACCATTTATTTCTGCGATAAAAAAAGCACCATGACAAATACCAATTATAGGCAAATTTTTATCCACAGCATGATTATATAACTTTAATTCTGTGTGAAACCTAGATAAACTACAGTTGCCACCACTTAAAATTAAAACATCAAAATCATATTCTTTGTTATCATCCACGTTAGGTATAGGAATAATCTGATGTTTATTTAAAAATCTATACCAATTTTGTGACAAGCAATCATAATTAAATTTTCCAATAGTTTCTTCTCGCTGACTAATTGCTATTTTCAAACTGCTCTGCTTTACCATATGCTTTTTCGATTAATTCACGAGTGCCTTCCATCTCTCCTGATCCACTGCAATTAATTTCATATAGATCAATACGCATTGCATTAGCAATTTTCATTGCACGTTCTTGTTTTTCTGGAGTATCACAAAGTTGCATTAATTTACGTCTACCAATTTTTGAGTGAAATTTTTCATCTCGTGCAATTCTTGCGTAAGTATTTGCAATAAATGGATCTGTAACACAAGTTGACATCATAAACCAATTTCGTGCTGCACGACCTTCGCAAATAAACTGATATAATGCCATTGCCATTTCGTCATTGTCACAATTATATTTTTGGATAAGTTTAGCGCCTTTAGAACTAGAATTATTTGCCGAATCATATTCAACAAACTCTTTAATGTTGATTGGACCACCATTTAAATGTTCAACAACATCTTTTACCATTCTAAAATGATTAGCCTCATCCAATGCTTGTTTACTTAATAATTGTAATTCTTTTGGATCCATACCCGCATCAGAATTAGCAATTTGTTTGGCCAACTCTACCATATTCATACGCTCATTAACCATACGACTGGTAAAATGCTTTACCAAATCTGTATTTGAATGTGTCATATAAAAGTTTTTAACTTGTTTTTCTGAAACTGCAAATAAAGTTTCGTTATCAGATTCTATTTTGTCAACAAATTGTTTAATTTGATGATTTACAGAATCATTGTCTTCTGCCATTTTTTCTATATCTACCATATCATATTTCATTGTCTATTCCTTATTGATCTTTTATTAAACTGTTATCTACTTGTTGCCATTTATTTAATGGACAAGTAGAATTTGCAATTTTAGCCTTCAATGGCATAATACAACCACACTCAGAACATCTATGCAAAACTTTTTCAAATTTATCACATGATGTACAAATTTGCAGTCTACTGTAATACGTTTTTTTATCAACTAAAAATGATGAAATCATTATTTCTCTTTGAATATTTATTTTAATATTGTAACTAGAACGTCTGAACTTTTGGTTATTATTTCTGTAGTCTGACCAAAATTATCTTGAATCCAATCTTCTGTTAAATAATTCCATGTCAAATTGTATTTATAAGCAGACTCTAATATATGTGAATTGATTTTAATTATCTCACCTAACATAGTAGGACTATCTTTATACCAAGTATATTTGGGATATGAAATTTTAAATCCACCGAGTTCATGCCACCAAGAATAACTAACCATGTCTGGTCTATAAACTAACATAATCCAATCATCAGGAAACTTATTTTTTATTTCTTCTATTTTATAAGCCCATTCATGACTTTTTATTATCCGTGTACCACTCAAATTACTCCATGCTTGATCTAAGTAATCTGCATCTAATATGGCCTCAAATTCCATTTCGTGGCCAAAATATGATCCATTGTGTCCATGCATTTTACCAATATTGCCTCCTCTACCAATACCTTTTCTGTAATGCACTCTGTTATCATTACGATCACTAGTATTGAATCCGCTAAGATTCTCGATAGTTTGTGCTATACCACTCCAACGGCTACCTGGTGCGCCTGTGAAAAATATTCTTTTAGGAAGTTCTATACCATTCTGCATATAATCTTGGCCTCACAACGTGTTCGTCCATAGCCTGAGCGACTTGAATAAAATTATGTTTATTTGCATATACATTTAACTGTTCAAATGTCCATGGATAAAAAGGAACTTTTAAACATTCTGTACTATTGTGATCAAATCTTCCAGGATTTAATCTCCAATATATTCTAGATTGTGGTTTCAAACAACTAACAACCTTATCAATTTGTCTTTCGATGATATCTTCGGTACCAAAATTTATACTACCTAAACACGTGGCAACATCAAATAGTCTATCGGGTTCATATTCTTCTATAGTGCATTTATAATCTGCTTCGTTAAATGCAGGATCTATGCCTATAACATTTTTAAGTAACCGTTTAAATGGATTAGTTCCACAACCTACATCCAACAACCATTCGTCTTCTTTAATTAAAGTTGCTATAGTTTTTGGTGATGAAATACCCGCTACTCCACGGGATGTCCAATGATTTGAAAAATAATTATTTAGTAACTCTTGATTGCTTTCTGTGTAATCGCATACTTTCATATTCACGTTCCATCCTTAGTGCAAAAGAATAATCATCTTCAAAATTATTTGACCAATGCCAAAATTGTTTGATTTTATTGTATATAGTCTTGATAAATTTAATGAACATGCGTTATTCAATCTTTAAATTTTGCAAAATTGGAATCCATTGTTCTCTTAATTTTACTATATTATTTTTAAATCCAATCGGTGCCAGTTCGCGTTCATCAGTAAACATATAGTTTTGATCAAAAAACTTTTTACTTTCAGATGATCTTATTACATTTGCAAAGTTGTCAACATACCAGTTGACTATTTCTGACGGTGTGTCTTTAGGTAATACAATGCCCCAAGCAGCATAAACATTCATGCCTGGAATCCATTTATTCATTAGTGGTGCATCAATATTAGATAAAGTTTTTTCACTACATAAACCTAAGATTTTAATTTTTCCACTTGAAAGCAATGGTGCTGCTACCGCAATTGGTATAATACCAAATTCTACATGACCGCCAGCAACATCTTGTGCTGCTTGTGCTGGTCCTTTATAACCTACAGTTTTAACCAAATCACTCATTTCAACTTTGCTTTTCATATATTCAAAAGCAAGTCTATGTGAACCACTACCAGCAGCAAATGTTATAGGTTTATTTGTAGTTTTAATTCTTTGTAGTAAATCAGGAACAGTATTAACTGAACTTTCACCATACGCAATAACGGCTAGTGGACTTTTTGCAATAGTAACCACGTATTCAAAATCGTTTACTGTAAAATTTACAAGATTTTTATAGAAAAATTCACCTGTTAGCCATATACCTTGATGACTTGGAATATAAACATGATAACCATCAGCAGGTTTTTTCATAAAGTCATTTATTGCAATTAAACCATCTGCACCAGGTTTATTTTCAATAATAAATTTAACTTTTGGATTATTTTTTTCTAATATACTACTGACTCCACGAAAACTAATTTCATTTCCTGATCCTGGAGCAAAACCAATCATAACATTAATTGATTTAGTTGGTTCCCAAGCATATGCTTGAGTACAAAATATTGTCAATAATAGTAATAATTTTTTAAACATCGTTACCTCCAATTTGTAAAATTATAATTTTTCGGATCAATCACTTCATATTCATTGCAATCTATTATACTAATTTGTTGTTCAAATTCTTTTTTAATAACTTGATCATATTCTCCTTGAAAGTGGTTGCCAATTAATTTTACTGTTTTGGATAAAAATAATTTCTGTAAAACCAATATACTAATATTATCAGACTTTATATTATACTCAGAAAATGTTCCGGCAATTATAAAAAAGTTTTCTAATGTTTTTGGTTTATTCTCCGCAAAACCACAGACAACAATATAATTATTCTCTTTTATTATTTCTTCTGTTGTAAAATTTATATATTTTCTTTCATCAAAACGATACATTTTCCAATCAACTATTCCTGTATTAAAGTCCAACTCTTGACTTTTAGATGCATCTTGATAGTGATAGATTGCTGGTTGATCTACTATATATTCATTATTTGAGTTTGGTGTGTACGATAAGGTAATTAATGATTTATTCCAATTTTCATCTATAGTATTTGTTATTTGAATTGGATTTAATGCCATAATTCTTTTAACTTTAGGTTTATTTTCATAATAGTGTTGGTCAACAGTATAGTCCAAAATTAATTGTTTAAGAGGTAACTTGATTGTATGAGTCCTATAATCAATACCCAATTCATCTAAAGATAAACTTAAAGAATAATAATTAAAATCTATAGTATCATAAAAATGAAATAAATTTTTATTTAATACTAAATTTTTATAAAATAAACTCATTCTAAGTTGAGCGCGCTGATATTCTAAGTTAAATTTTATACTTCTGCCAAAATCTCTTGCTGTAATAATTGGAATGGGAAAATTTTTAACATATTCATCAACAACACTATGATATTGTGATGCATTTGGGTCCAGTACTGCTTCCCAAGGATCGTTGATCCAATCAATTGATGTTAAACTACTTTTTTTTCTAGGAGGTCTAGACATAAAAAGTTGATCACCTAGTTCACCCGTAACAAATATACTGTCGATGTTTGCCAATTTGTTAATAGTTAATCCAAATTCGACAATACCCAGGTCAATAATTTCATGTTCTGATATCATTTCGTTATATAATTCAGGATATTCTTTAATTGAATTTTTATTACATAATATAACTAATTTTTTATTATCTGTTAAATGTTTTTTTATAGCGCAATAGACACTAGTGCTATCTATTCCACCACTCCACATTAAATAAATTGGTATGTTTCTTGTATTGCTTAATTCAATTAATTCTTTTGCTCTGCTTTCTATTAGGATATCAAAATCATATTTGCGCGAAGAATCATAGTTTAATACAGGTTGGATAACTATAATGTTTGGATCATTACCTATAATGCCCATTCTGTCTACCGAATATAAATCTTTTTTAGTAAATACATTTAGTTTGATGGCGCGCCTAAATTCAACCATTTTAGGATAATTTGCTAATAGATATGGGTGTGTATAATATTTCATTTATATTCTTCGCTATTAAGGGGCGGAGCAACAAAAACCATCGGCATAAACATTATACACATAATAATCACAGTTTCCATTATTCTGTATATATTGAGTATTGCAACCACTACAATATATACCTGTGCCTGGCAAATATTGACCGCCTACACCACAAATTGGGTTGGTTATAAATGCTGGACCAGTTCCAATTGCATTTGTTGCAGTTATAGTAGCAATCAATGAATATCCAACATCAAGGCTAAAAAAATAGTAGTTATTAACACCAAAAGATCCAGAAAGTAATACTGATGAATCTCTATAATGTAATATTTGATAATTATATGAGGTTATTGGACTTCCTCCATTACTAATTGGAGGACTATAGTACAGATAATAATAACCTGTTGTACCAATAGAACTTTCTCTAAAAAAAGTATTAGGAAAACCGAGGGCACCGGGAACATAATACGGTGTTGGAGCACCGGGAACAGTTAAAGTTTTTCCTTTAACTATTCGTGACGTTTCTGTACTAAAAACTTTGTCTGTTACTTTATTACTAGTCCTGTCTAAGCCTATCATACTATTGTTTTCAATAAACGTACTGCCAGACATTAACTTATCTCCTCATAACTACAAAAACCACTTAATGTACTATTGCTACTAGATAAAAATTCAATGTAATCACCCTCCTCTAAGTATATGCTTGTATCTTTAGAAATTAATACAAGCGTAGAACTACCAGGAACTGTGATCGTAAAAGCAATATAATATGCTGTTGTTACTCCAGATTTATAAACCCGAGCAGAAATATCTGCACTAGTAGAAGTTGTAATATTAGATATAATAAATGAATTAATTTTCAATACTTTACCAGAACCTGCTAAATTAGTTAGTATAGTAGCAAAACTTGTTGTTACGGCTCTTCCAACAGACTTAGCTGTAATTGTTGCTACGTTAACAATATTTGGTGCGGCCATTAATTATCCTCCAAACACAATTGCCATTGCGATTGTTTTGCCTGTTGAAACTCCACTTGAACTAGTAGCTGCACCAGTAGAACTTCCTCCAGTTCCTCCAGTAATATTAGACCAAATGGGAGCAGCATTTGCGCCACTTGAAGTTAATACTTGACCAGCGACACCATAATTTATTGTACCATTCGCACTATTGATACCAACTTTTCCATTTACGGCTAATGTATTTACATTGAGTATATTTGAGACAGTTCCATCACCATTTAAATTAAATTGTCCTGGATTTTTGGAACTGCCTATTACTACCGCATCAGTTACGATTGGTGTGATCATTTTTTATATTACGCCTGTGCCTCAGTCCAAGAAAGTCTTGAGAAAATCTGTTGTGCGGCCGCATTCAAACTAGTGACAACAATTGTAACAACGTCAGGACCATCAGGGAATACTTGTGATCCTGCCGAGTTTGTTGTTCCGCCACCATTTATAGAATTACCTAAGTCTCGAACAAGGTTTAAGTCCTGTTGTGTTGCAGAGTATACAGTACCAGAACCACCGTTATTAACGAAGAACGCATAAATTAAATCTCCACCACGAACTGATCGCCCTGTTGGATGATAACACACTTGTGAAAGACTTGGCGCACCAGCAGTTTGCCAAGTATCACCGGGATCAACAATGCCATTCAACACCAATCTAACCAAAAAGTTACCATTGGTGAAAACGTCCATTTGACGAAGCGTTAACTGCATAGTATTAATAACTTCACGTTGTCCGAGTAGTCCTACAACACCAGAATCAACTGATGGTGCAAGACGTAAAGATAAAACTGCATTTGTTACACCAGGAGCAATTGTCAATGATGATGTTGATGGTGTTGAGAACACAAACGACTTATCATCATCGTAACGGCCATCCATAATAACTGAAGAACCCCAATGCGATATTGTAGGTACAAATTCTGGTGCTGCTAATGCGATTGTAATTGGTGCGGTTGCAGAATATGTATGTGTTGATGTTGTCGAACCCATCGGATCCACGTTCATAGTTACAGTTGCCGTTGCCGTGGCAGCACGACTTAAACGAATTGTATTACTTGGCGAGCCTGTAATAATCGAAGTAATGAATGTACCTGTAGGAATAACATTTGATGTAATTCTTTGATTAATTTGTAAATTCGCAACTGGCGATGTTGTTGTAATGAAGGTGTTGCCTGTATTAGAAGTGCAAATAAATCCTGGATCTGTATTACCAGCTTTACCTCTTGTTAATCCAGTAAATGTTGTAGAGGTTTTACCTGTATAATTAACATGTTCATAGTTAGCAGGATCTCGGATTAATAAAGTTCCTGTATTTGGAAATCCAGTTGTACTGACCACATTAATAAAATCTAAACCAGTATCAGAAGAAGTTAATTGTGTTTCTGGTACATATGTATTAACTTCATATCTTGCAGGCAAGTTACCGGAACGCAAGAACGCTTCTGTTAACTGATTATTATGAATGAATCTGTGGCAATAGATAACTTGTCCGTGTTGGTCTTTGAAACCGAATCTGGCTGCACCTGCACCATACCAAGAATAATCAATATAGAACATCTGAATTTTTGACAAATCTAAATTGTATCCACTAGGACCTGTGCCGTCCATTCTATCAAGATTCCACGAAGACTGTGGAATTCTTGTTTCGATTAATTCTGAAACAACTGCAACACTCTTACCGGAAAGTGTAATACCACGATATGGAGGAGAAATCTGCATCGATGTATCACTAGCAATACTCATAATACGATAAGGAAGACCTCGAATTGCAATGAATTGACCAGGTATTAATTGTCTTGAAAATAGTGTCGATACACCATTAACTGTTGCACCTGTAACTGTAGATGAACCATTTGTGACGTTTACATATCCTGACAATTGTGTTGTCGAACTTCTACGCACAGCATATAATGTTTGCCCATCATATTCAAAAAACATTCCGTTTGTTGCAGTAAACAATCCTATTCTTGCAGTTGCACCGTTCCAATTTGTAACACTTAATATGAAATTGCCTGATGCTTGTGTCGATGCTGGTAATGTTGCAGCTAAAACTGTGAATGTATAATTTGTAGGAGTATCAAGAACTGTAAATGTTCCATTATATGCTGAATCTGTCGCACCACCAATTGTGACAACAACACCTGGAAACAAATTGTGTGCAGTTTTTGTTGTTACTGTAATTGTGTAAGTAGAAGATGCGATTTGGTCAACAATAATATTTGGACGTAAAATTGTACCTGTAGACCATTGAATTCCTTTACCTGATTGATAACGGAAGTAACGTCTTGTCTGACGAATTAATGCATTTCCTTGTGCTCCAGTACCACATGATAATGATGTTCCGCCGTCGAATGGCCTGTGTGCGGTAATACCATATGGTCTTGCGTATACACCAGCATTTGTTATACCACTAACTGTAATTGATCCTGTTGGTATTGATGTTACTCTCACAGCGAAAACTGTTTGTGATGTTACTGTTACAACTGTCCAATTTCCATTTGGAGCATTAGATGATGCTGTTAAACCGTAACAGTAAATATCAGAACCAATATTTAATCCATGTGGTTCAGTTGTTGTAAATGTTACTAAATTACCCGAATATGTTATCGAAGATATATTATATTTTGCGCCGGTATAGTATCCACCAGAAAACACTTGAGTAATCGCAGAGTTGAAAATAGATTCAGTTGCATTTGCAACAGAAGTTCCTGTATACGATACGTTTGCATTTGTTCTAGAATCTGCAATGTATAGACCGTTAAAATAATCATTGAACGAATCTTGAATCTGAATAGGAGTTCCTGCCTCAGGTATTTGTGTTGGTGCATAATAAAATGTTGCACCTGAAAGTGTTACGTTTGCGTTTGCTTGTAATTGTAACGATGTGTTATTTGCAACAGTTGAAACTAAGCCAACAAAAACATTCGATGAATTGTATAACGCATAACCCGGAATAATTTGATTTAAGAATGTTGTTGAACTGCCAGTTATTGATGAACCGGTATTAGAAATTGTTCCTGATCCCAACAAATGTGTGAATGTTATAACACCAGTTTTTGATCCTGCTGTTGTTGTAATATCTGAAACCACTAATGGTTGTTTTGCATCGGAGTAATATGTGGCACGATTATTAAGTAGATTTAAAGTTTCCCACTTGGTAGGCTGTAAACCGTATTCAAAGTCAGTATCGATTAGAGATTGCGGAGTAGATGTGCGTAGTTTGCCAACAGGATCAACCAATGTTTCTGATGGTGTAATATACTCGTTAACTTCATCAACCAATATCGAAAGTTTATCGGTTGCTGACATTGATCCTGTATTATATGCGAAAACAATTGTTGTTTGCGTAGAACTTGGAGATCCTGGAGTAATCGTGGCAGTTAATACAGTATCAGAGAAATTATAAATTACTTTATTACCAGCGGTGATATTCGTAATCAACACAAATCTTTCCGCGGGATAATAATGCGGAATAATAAGTGTTTTAGTTACCGGATTAAAAGAATAATTCGGGTTTGTACTGTTTTCGTATAATACTCTGCGTGCCATATTTTATCTCCGATTAATAACCAATCATTATTGATATTGGACTTAGGGGGTATTTTTTTATCTGAGGAATTTGATTTTGACCAATCACTCGCATCACACAATCCATGTTGATTTGTGGTGCCGATGCAAATGTAATGTATGTAACATTAGTAACATTTGCAATATTATATCCTTTAGTAAAAGAAATGAATCCTGATCCAAAAACTACGTCATACGTATTTATAAAAGGTGGTAATACGATTCCGCCAACTTGAACTAATAACTGTTCTGGTGCCGTAACATTTGCAACACTACCATCACTATATAGACCAAAAGTTCTTTCGATACCATCAAATCTATTTGATATATCATCTAAAACTGTAATTGTAGATGATTGTGGTATGTTAACTGTAACATTTCCTGAAGAAGTGACTCTACCGAAACCATCTAATGTTATTACTGGAATTGATGTTGCACCACCAAATGTTCCTATATTACTATTTACATTTGCTAGACCCAGTGCAACTTTTCCAGTGGATACATTAGCAGTCAATTGTCCAGTATTTGCTGTTATACTAAAAGTATTTGCATAATCATATACAGATTGTGCTAATACGTTTGCTGAATTTGCTTTATCGAATGCTGATTGTGCTTTTGTATCAATATTAGTGATACTAGTATTCTGCGTTAAATCAACACCTAGAATGTATGCTATATTAGCATTAGCAGTATTTAAACCACCTTGTAAATAAATTGTATTACTGGAAGCTAACGTACCTATTGGCTCTGAAGTTAATACCAAAGAACCACCAGAATATAAATTTGCAGCGTATACATTACCCGTTACACCAAGACCGCCCTTTATTTGTAATGCACCAGATGATGTCGATGTACTTTTAATATTTGATGTTATTGTTATAACATTGGAACCAGCAACACCACTAATTCGCATTACTGCGTTTTGTGTTTCTAAACCACCTGTTGCAAAAATAATATCATGATTTAAACCTGTGCCGATAATCATGTTACCACCACCCGTGGTTGTATTACCAGAAGTGAATAGATAACCGTCGTTTTTGCCGATTAAAGAATAACCAGGATAATTATATGTACTACTAGCAATGCCTAAATCGACGTATCCGTCTAAAGCGGTTCCATTGTCAGCGGTTAAGAATAAATCAAATGAAGCATTTGGTCCAGAATTAATATTTTGCATATTAAGACCAGAATAACCATCGAAGTTACTTGTAAATTGAGTAACTATGTGTGGTTCAATTAGATAACCAACTGGAATTCCAGCATATAAAGCATTAAATCCATTTGCTGCATAACCAAAGAATTGACCAGTATTGCCTGTAACAGTAATTGACGTTACATTTCCTGTATAGGATACGTTACCTTGTACAGTTAAGTTTTGTTGAATTATGACAGAACCAGATATTGTTCCACCAGAAGAATTAAATTTTGTACCAATTGTGGTATTTTGTGAATCATTAACGCCGTAAATATATGCTATATTGGCATTAGCTGTATTAAGACCACCTTGAAGTGTTATTGTATTTGAAGATGCTGTATTTGCTTTATCAAATGCTGATTGTGCCAGTACGTTTGCTGAATTTGCTTTATCAAAAGCAGATTGTGTTTTTGTATCAACATTAGTAATATTTGTATTTTGTGTTAGATCAACACCTAAAATATAAGCTATATTAGCATTAGCAGTATTAAGTCCACCTTGTAAATTAGTAATGCTTGTATTCTGTGAAGAATCGACACCTAGAATGTATGATATATTAGCATTAGCTGTATTAAGACCACCTTGAAGCGCTATTGTATTCGAAGATGCTGTATTTGCTTTATCAAATGCTGCTTGTGGTGAAGATGCTGTATTTGCTTTATCAAAAGCGGCTTGAGCTTTCACATCAACATTAGTAATATTTGTATTTTGTGTTAAATCAACACCTTGAATATATGTTATATTAACATTAGCTGTGTTAAGACCACCTTGAAGTGCTGTTGTATTTGCAGTGACGCTGGAAATTAATGTATTTTGATAACTGTTGATACTTTGAGTGTATACCGCATTAAATTGTGCCGTGTTGGCTTCATTGAATGCTGCCTGGGCAAAAATACTTAGTGTATTTATGGTCGTATTCTGTACACTATTTATTGCATTTAAATATGCTATATTTGCATTAATTAATGTAATGTTTGCTGCGGTTTCATATAATATAGATGTACCATCAAACCCAATTGTTATTGTATTTGTATTAGAATTAGCTCTTATCGTTACACCGTTCGCTGGCAAAAACGACATAGTTTGATTTATGTCATTTGCTCGAACTATGAAAGAATTTGCATTAATAGACGAAAAGTTTCTTACAACAGATTCTTGACCCGAAACTAATATACCGCCCGGAGTTACACCATCTCCAACGTAAATTAAATCCGTATCCGTAGTATAAATTAATTCTCCAATTTCAGGAATAAAAGACTTTCTATCCTGATTCAACCCTCGTCTAATCTGTAATGCCATTTATTGTCCTGTATTTTTTATAGAGGTGAATTGTAATTAAATCGTACCTAAATCCAAAACAAATCCTGCAGGAGATAAAAATGTGCCAAAATCCAAATTACCTCCACCACCTCCACCACCAGATCCAACTGCATTAACATTAATGACAGATGTTATTCTTCCAAACTTATCGACTTTAATGACTGGAATAAAATTAGAACTTCCATATGTACCTGGATCTACACCAGTTGGTGTTGGATTTCCACCGTAATTAATAGCAACTGCTCTTGGATTACTATCTCCACTAACAGTTGCATTTACTGCATTGCCTACTACTACGTTAACTTTACCTATTGTTTGTGACATATATTATTCTTATTTTGTTACAGATGGAGAAACATCAACGACACCTTCCAATATTCGAGTCGTTACATTATTAGCACTTATTTTTGTATCATAAACATATCTACCAGGTGAAATATTGGCAGTTTGAATGTTAGTCAGAGACAGAGTTATTGTCGATAACCCATTATCAATTGATGTTGAAAAAGTAGCAGTAGCATTAGTAGAATAATATGATTTTCTTATTTGACTATTGGCGCTATAACCATATAGATTGTATGCGTTACCGTAAACGTCATCTATCGTTATCGTAGTCGAAAACGTGGTACCTTGTTCCATGTAAAGATTAACGTATGCGGCTGCCATTTTATTTCCTTTACTTATAATTTATTTATATATTTAGTATACCTGGCAATCTTTTCATTTCATCTTTAATGGCAACTAGCCAAGCGGAAGTTACACACACATTCAATGATTTCATCCAATCATTTGGAAAATATGTTTCTCTTCTATATTCCTGAAATCTAATTGTTTTATTATCAATAAAATTTGCCAGATAGGAATTTGTATAATAAAGAAAACAATTTTCATTCCAATAACTAACATGAGTTGGATCTTGAAATGCTCCTCTGCCGTCTGTACTTGGTACTTCAATAAATGCCCAACCACCCGGTGCTAATACTCGATGAATTTCTGCCATAATTTTTGTTTTATCATGCAAGTGTTCTATAATATGAGAAGCATTTAAAACACCAACAGAATTATCGGGTAAAGGTATTCCATTATTTAAATCATATATACAATCTGCATCTTTTCTTAGATCAATTGAATAGTAGTTAGGATAAGGATTTAAACCACCACCAATATCCACTTTCATTAATCCTTTTAAATCTGCATCCCTCTCCGCTAATTTTTGTGCATATTGATTGTGTAATTCTCTTGTTTTTATTTGAATTTGCTCATTCATCACATCTATAGATGTATTATTTCCTGTAATTCTATAGATATATAAAACTTTTGGTATATAAAACATTTTAGTTTTTAAATATGTTCTTATACACAATTCATGATCATCACACACAACTAAATCTTTATTGTGTCCACCAATAGAATGATAAACAGATGTTCTCCATGATCTAACATGATCGGGCGCATACCAAATATATGATAAACTATGACTAGTTGGTTCAAAAGAATCCATAACAGTCAATTCTTTTTCTTTCCACTTGAATTTTCTATGTGTCCAACCATATGCTTTGTCAAAAGGAATAAAAGAATCTTTCATATGAAACATTGCACAATCACTATAAACAAAGCCAACACTTTCATCTTGATATGCTTTATTTAATTCTTCTAAGCAATCTGGCGTAATCATATCATCATGATCAACTTCGACTAAAATATCACCTTCGCCTAAGAAAAATGCTCTTCTTTTTATTGCACCAATACTAATACTTTCAATATCAGATTTGTGAACAATTACTCTAATGTCAGATTTAATATTTTCCGGTAAATCATCAGCAGTTATTTTATTATTGAGATATAAAATCCATTCCCAATTATTGTGTGTCTGAGAGCAAATTGAATCGTATAGTTCAATTAAGTATGGTACATTTTTAGGATTGTGTGTCGGTGTAATAATACTAAATTTTAAATATTTCATAATTAATCAAAAAAAAATAAATGTGTGAGTCTCCCGTCTTGCATATTTTGGCCAAAATAAGGACCAGCAGAATGTATACAACGAGCATCCATGATAACCAATCTATTGTATATATTCGCTGCGGAATCTGTTATCTCAAATTTAGTGCTATCTAAAAACCCGCCTGCAAATGCATTATCAATATATGTTTCTCTTGCATCTCTTGTTCCATTTATTTTTGATCTATGTAATCTTGTACCAGACTCTAATGGCGCATTGGGCGTAAGATATATCATTGCTGCCCAATTTTGATGATCATAATGATACACTTGTGGATCTTCAGCAGTACAAATTTGAAAACATCCATTATAAACATGTTCTTCAAAATTATAAATTTTTTCAGACATGATTAGTTCAAATATTTCTTTTATACCATTAGGTCTATAAGGTTCAATAGACCGAAGACCTTTATAATATTTTAAATCTTTTTTATACTCAATGGATAATGCAAATTTTCTTACATCATCTGGATCACTATAAAAGTCATCAACAATAAACATTCTTTTTCTCATAATAAATCCTCAAGATTATTTTTTTAATTCATCAATTTCTCTTTTAAGTTCTTTGATTGCTTCAATTAAGATTGCTACAATATTAGCATATGATATCGTATAATATTCATCACCTTTTATTACAACTTCAGGTAAAACTTTTAGTACATCTTGAGCAATTAAACCAATACTTGATCGACCATTGGTATCATTAAATGAAACTCCCTGCATATTTATTATTTTGTCTAAAGAGTGTTCTAAATTTCTAATGTTTGATTTTAATCGTCTATCAGAATAAGCAGTTATGTTACCTGGTACAGTCAAATCTCCTGTTCCAGGATTGAAGGAAAACGCTATTGATGTTGATCTCGCATATGCAGTTTGATTTGATCCGGTTGATACAACAAAAACAGGATAAAAAGTCCCAGACGAGGTCTGTTCTGCCGCATTTATTACTGTCGATGGTCCTGTTAGACCTTGATTACCTTGAGCACCCTGGAATCCTTGAGCACCCTGGAATCCTTGAGCACCTTGAGCACCTTGTCGCCCTTGAGCACCTTGAGCACCCTGGAATCCTTGATTACCTTGATTACCTTGACCTTGAGCACCCTGAAATCCTTGATTACCTTGATTACCTTGACCTTGAGCACCCTGGAATCCTTGATTACCTTGATTACCTTGAGCACCCTGGAATCCTTGATTACCTTGATTACCTTGAGCACCCTGGAATCCTTGATTACCATTTGATCCATTGAAACCTTGAAATCCTTGAAATCCTGTAGCACCCTGAAATCCTTGATTACCATTTGATCCATTGAAACCTTGAAATCCTTGAAATCCTGTAGCACCCTGAAATCCTTGAGCACCCTGGAATCCTTGATTACCATTTGATCCATTGAAACCTTGAAATCCTTGATTACCCTGGAATCCTTGGGCACCTTGAGCACCCTGGAATCCTTGAGCACCTTGAGCACCCTGGAATCCTTGAGCACCTTGAGCACCCTGGAATCCTTGAGCACCTTGAAAACCTTGTGAGCCTTGCGGTCCAATTAAACCACTACTACTGCCGACCCAATAACCAGTAGAATTAACAATTGGAGTATCACCAACATTAATTCCAGTATTTGCAAATAATCTAGTGTTGACTCTTAATGTAGCTATGTTTGCGTCTGTTAACCCTTGCGTTAAAATTTCATCACTTATTATTCTAGAAAAATTTCCAGTAGTGGTATTTGAAATTTGCCAATTTTTCTGACTTTCTACCCAACGAATTTCAGCATTTGAACCGCCGCCTGTTGGCCTATACAAACCAAAAGAACCATTAACTGATGCTGCTAATGCTGTTCCTATTGTTAATACATTTGATGCATAAACTGTTGTGCCGGTGATAATAAGATTACCACCAGTTTGTATATCGCCTGTTGCTACTATTTTTCCACCAACAAAAACATCCTTTTCAATACCGGCGCCGCCGTCTACAATTAAAGCACCGGTATCTTTTGTTGTCGATTGTGTTGTACTATTAATTACCGTATCACCAGCACTAGATACAGTAAATTTATTTGTGTTTATTGCAAAATTACCCGCAACTCCTAATGTGCCACTTAATGTAGTTGCGCCACCAACATTTAATGTACTATTTAATGTGGTTGCATCAGTTACAAAAAGATTTCCTGCGGTATAGGTGTTACCTGTAGCAGCTGTAACAATAAATTTGTTAGTATTTACTGCAATATTTCCAGTAAAAGATACGTTACCCGTTGTTGTTATTGAGTGTGTGTTTACAGTAGTGTTTGCTTGAAGTACGTCTACAAATGTATTACCGGTAACAGTTAATGTTGCTGTGTTAACTCTTGTATTGGCCTGAATGACATTCATAAATCCGGTACCAGTCACCGATATTGTCGCTGTGTTAACTCTGGTATTAGCCTGAGTAACATCCATAAATCCAGTATTTACAACACTTAATATTGATGTGTTAACTCTTGTATTGGCCTGTAAAACGTCCACAAATGCAGTATTTGCAACCGTTAATATTGATGTATTAACTCTTGTATTGGCCTGTAAAACGTCCACAAATCCAGTACCAGTTACAGTTAGTGTTACCGTATTAACTCTTGTATTGGCTTGAAGTACATCAACAAGTCCAGTGCCGGTTACAGATATGGTTCCTGTATTGACCCTGGTATTTGCCTGTAAAACATCCATAAATCCAGTATTTACAACACTTAATACTGATGTGTTAACTCTTGTATTGGCTTGAAGTACATCAACGAATCCAGTACCAGTTACAGATATAGTTCCTGTATTGACCCTGGTATTTGCTTGAAGTACATCAACGAATCCAGTGCCGGTTACAGTTAATGTTACCGTATTAACTCTGGTGTTGGCCTGTAAAACATCTACAAATCCAGTACCAGTTACAGATATGGTTGCTGTGTTTATGCTTACATTTGCTTGTAAGGTGTTTGATGTTATAGCATTTCGAACAATTAAATTACTAGAAAATATACCATTGCCAACAATGCTGAGTGTATTGCCTAATGATGTTGGACCAGTAACATTTAAATTACCGCCAATATTTGCTGTGTTTGCAACTGTAAGACCAGTATTAGAACCTAAAGCGAATATAGACCCTTGTACGTTTGCCTGACCTGATGCAATGATACTTAAAGATGTATTTGTAAAATATGCTTGCCCGCCAAC